TCTCTGCTGCAGGAGTAATGTTGCCACCTGCTAACTCCAAAAAATATACAAAGATATTGTTTGTCCCACTGGAAGGAGCTGCACTAAAAGTAAGAGTAGACCCATCAGGAATAGTGTAAGCAGCACTATCTTGAACAACACCATCAACTGATACAAGTATGTCTTGGACATTTGAGATTGTTCTACCTAATGCGAATGTAGTATCACTTCCATCACCACTAAATCTTACTACGGCAGGTGAAGCTTGAAAATTTGCAGGAAGTGGATTACCTACATATCCCATTATGTAATCTCCATGATAGACACAGTTATGTCAGTTGCACCTGATGCAGTCAATTTTAGTGCATCTGTTGTTTCCATAACTACTTTGTTTCCTGCTAGTAATTCAAGAGATGAGCCTGAAGGTATAGGAGCATTGGTTACTAATTCAACAGCTTGGTTTGATTCGTCATTATTACCTGCTCTGCTTCCTGTGTTTGTATCTAAAGTAACTGTTGCAGTAACTTGACTCGTTGTTGTATTACCAAGCATAATTCCTAACACCACCGTTGTTGTAGAACCTGCTACCGTATATATAACATCTTCACTGGTCACTCCTGCCTTAGTTACCACTTTAAATGTGTTTGCCATATTTCTCTTTCCTTATAATTATACACTATTTGTGCTTATTTGTCAAGTTAAAATTAACCTAACGCAATGGCTAACGCAGTTGGGTCTTCTGTTGAAAACCCTGCACTAGTCAAATATGTTTTTAAAGTAGTCAACGCTACTTGTTTCATAGTACCATCATCGTTGGTCACTAATCTGTCTGCATCTGCCAAGGTAATTGATGAGGCAGATGTGTTACCATCCATTATATTTAATTCTGTTGCAGTAGAAGTTATTGTTGTTCCTGCTATGGATAATGCATCTGTCTCAAGTGTTCCATCAAAGTCTCCATCCACTGCATCAATATTACCTTTAAATATAGTGGCAGTTACTGTTCCTGTGCTTGGATTATAAGTAAAGTCTCCGTCTGATTCTAAACCAACATTACCTGTAGCTGAAGTATCTTCAATAAATGTAATTAAGTTTTCTTCATTTGTATTTTCATTATCTGCAACAGTTACGTGTGCAGCATTAGTAGCATTTGTTACTGTAGTTCCTGCAATCACTGTAGCAAGAGCAGTTCCATTTACTGTTATAGCATCTGCTTCTAATGTACCATCAATATCTGCATCACCTGATATATCTAATTCAGTAGCAGTTAACTTAGCAGTTTGTAAATCTTCAAAGCTAGAACCTAACTTTAATTCAAACTGAGGTCCTGTAGTATTATATGTAAATGTAGCATCATCGCCTGAACCACCTTCTATTGTAATACCTGCACCATTGATAACTGCACTTGTGCTATTACCACTATCTAATACGATGTTGTGGTCGTTTAGATTTACAGTTGTTGAGTTTACTGTAGTTGTTGTGCCTGATACTGTTAGGTCACCTGTAACAGTTAAGTTATCTGCTACAGTTACTTCAGATGTGCTATGTCCTAATGTTATAGCAGTTCCTGATACACCTGTACCAATAGACACTGACTCACTACTATTTCCTGTATCTACTATGAGGTATGCATCTGAACCTTGCTTAATTGTAAATGCAGTTCCTGAGTTATCTGATACTGCTACATTAATATCTGTTCCATCTGCACTGATAGAATCAAGAGCAATGTCACCTACATTAGTTATTGCATTATCATTAAAAGATGTAGCACCTAAAGATATAGTTCCTGTTGCAGTTAAGTTACTAGAACCTACATCTATGTTACCAAAGCCACTAGAGATAGCACCACTATCAAGTGTTCCTACTGTTGTTACATTTGATAATGTATCTAGTGCAGACTCAAAATAAGTTTCAAAGTCAGTTAAAGCAACTTGCTTCATTGTTCCTGCATCATTGACTACAACTCTATCTGCGTCTGCAAGTGTAGTAGAAGAAGCAGAAGTGTCACCATCCATGATGTTTAGTTCTGTTGCAGTTGCATCTACTGCAGCTAGTTTTGTAAAGTCAGCTTGTACTAATCCTGATACACCATCTAATAAATTTAATTCTGTCGCAGTGGCAGTTACATTAGTGCCACCAATGTCTAGTGTAGTTACAGATATTTCACCTGCTACTGTTACTATGCCATTCGCTACAGTTATAAGGTCTGTATCATCTGTGTGACCAATGGTGCTACCATTTATAACAACATCATCTATATCTAATGAACCACCTGTTATTAATCCTGTAGTTGTTATTGTAGATGAACCTGTATCAATACTACCAAAACCACTTGTAATAGAACCACTGTCTAATGCACCTACTGTTGTAGCAGCAGTGGTTACAAGATTAGGCATTGCAGTTATTTCATCATCAAAGTAAGCAGCTAAGTCTGTTACTGCTACCTGCACCATAGTTCCGTTGTCATTTAATACAACTCTATCTGCATCTGCTACAGTTGTTGATGTAGCACTTGTGTCACCATCTAATATATTTACTTCTGAAGTAGTTACAGTAAGACCATCAAGAACTTCTAATTCTGTTTCTGATATACCTGCACTACCTATTGTTATTGTGCCTGATATATCTACATTACCATTAATATCTATTGTTGTTGCAGCAAGTTGTATTTCTGTATCTGCTACTAAATCTAATTGTCCATCTGTAGTGGAACTGATGTGTATAGCTGTATCTCTGAACTGTATCTTTTCTGTAGAAGAAATAAGTATGTCATCGCTAAATTCAAAATAATCCTCGTCTTCTTTCCATGTTAAAACACCATCATTTGATTCACCATCAAATGTAACTGCTATATCTGTACCTGCAGTGCCATCACCTATTGTAATAGCAGTTCCAAGTAGTTTAGTAATAGGACCACCCTCTGCAGTCGTACCATCATGAGTATGTCCTGTACTTGCTGCAAAGGCAGCTAATAACTGATTAAACTCATCATTGGTATGAGCAGCAGTGATTGTATCGCCATCACTATACGAAGACTG